TCCATTCAGGAGTAGCTGTTTTAACCTGCTCTCCGATGCAAGTTGCCAGAAGATCCGATTTAGTTTGTGTAGGTGATGTAAATATTTCCCATCCTCTCGCAGTCGGAGTTGCAGCATTGCCATGGATAGAAACAAGGATGGAGTGCTTGGCTATGGATGAATAGGAGATGGCTAGTTGACAGCGTTTGTTTAAAGGTGTGTCATTTACTGGCTCATATATTTTTTTAACTGTAAATCCATAATCCTCTAAATATTGATGCAGATAATTAGCCAGGCTTCGGTTAAATACTCCCTCAAAAAACCATCCGTAGGAATGGAACTTTCCTACCTTATGCTGATAGCATTTGCTTGGATAGGTAACATATCTTTCAGGGCCTGTGCCATTGCGCATCCCTCCGTGTCCTGCATCAAGGCATATTAAAAATTCACTTGGTTTCATTATTCTGCAAATTGAAAATTATAAATTAATCCTTGTTTTGTAAATGTGTAATGCATCCAAATTCCTGCACCAACTTTTGGACTCAAACCTTTTTCAACGGCATAGCCATTAAAGTCTTGCGGTTGATTTAGGTAAGTGCCAGTTTTGATGTGCCATTGTTGGTCAACAAATTCTTTATATCTTGATATCCTTTGCCGTGTTATAGGCACTATCCACCTATCATGAGTATGACCTGATATCACAATGTTTGCGTCTGGAAGGTAAACGGCTTTTCTGTTTGTCTGAATGACATCCCGCGTGACAGCCCCTCCACCTCCGTATCCATGATGGAATGCTATAATTAAAGGACGATTTGAACCACTTTCCTCAACGCCTGGAAACATACGGCAGTAGATGTAGCCAGAATAATTCCCTTTGCTAATATCTAACTTGTAACAAATTTTATCAACAATGCCATATTCAATTCTCTTCTCAACAGATGTCTCATGATTGCCAGGTGAATAAAAGGCAATGACATCTTTGTAAGGAGTTAAAAATTCAACGACATCAGCAATCACCTCATCAATGTATTTACCGGCATTGTACTTTGGATTCAAGTCAGCTTTGTTACTTCTTGGGTCGTACTTACCTTGCATCAGGTCAAGCAAATCTCCAAAGATAAATACAGGTGCGTTTCTTTCCAATGCGAGGTCAAGATGTTGCTTTAATTTGTCTCTGTCGCAATGTATTGAGTCAAGGTGTACGTCAGAAATAAACAACATATATCTATTCTTCTGATAGCATTGGACATCGATAAATTCGTAAGTGTTTGGAAATATTTTATTTAGTAGCATTTTTTTTGTATTGTAAAGGGGATAGGAATTAAATCCCATCCCCTCTGGCATAAAGGTAGCGAATCTTTCTGCGCCAATTTCTTATCCTTTAATTTTTGCAAATCTTTGCGCCAATTTAACGGTGTAGAATACATGGTCAATTACATCCTCAACAAGTAGTTCAACGGCATCATTTTTCAAGTCAAATCTCTTCTTTAGTTCATCAATTAAATCATTCATTTCCTCATCAGTTAAATCTTGTAATTCAGCTTTCACCAACTCGATACCAGCAAATGCTTTTGCAGCAGAGAAGATAACTGGGACAAATCGTGGAGCATCAGTAACGACAGAAAACTTCTTGTCATCTAATGACTTGATGATTGCCTCAAGTAAATCGAAACCGAAATTTAAAACTTCTTTGGTTTCTTTGATTCCTAAAACTTCGTTTGACATATTTAAAAAATTTAATGGGTTACTTTTTAAAAAATCTTAATACTAATACTCCGATGTTAACTCCTGTAATTGACTTTATATTCTCCGCTATACTGAATAATTCTGTTGTTGCAATGGTAAAAGCTACCATGTAGGTAATGTTAAATGGCAGTTCAAATGTCAATCTTGCCCCTTCAAATATCATAATTCCACACAAGTAAACAAGGCACTTTTGCGATGTACGATATAAACCCTTGCTTGTTATCTCTTCGCCCCTTTTCTTGGCTGCCATGATTCCCGTGACTGTGTCTGCAAACACCACAAAGACGGTAAAGATTAGGAAGGATTTAATAGGAATGATGAACGAGGCAATCAAGCCGCAGCACACGGCAAATGCAATGCCATCATAGCCTATTTTTATAATGTTGTAGATTATGGTTTTCATATTATAAGTTTAAAACAATAAGATAAAAACTTCCAGACGCTGGATTTGCAGAAGATGCAGAATAATTGTTAAATCTTACGGTTACAGTATTAGCAGATGAAACCCATGCGCTATAAGATGTATTTGATATTACAGAACCGTTAGGTACACCTAATAGTACTGGTGTACCTGCTATTGCTCCTGTAACTGTGGCCGTTAAATCACTAGATGATTGTGCGCTTGTATTTGGAAAATCCATGATAGCAATGGTTTTATATGTATCCATACCTAAAAATCCTGATGAAAATTTTAAACCATCAGTAACACCAATTTCTCCAATTGCATTACTACTATTTACACCAATTACATGAGTTAAGGATGATGTTGTAGCCATGCTTCCTATACTTACACCACCAGTCAATGTTGAAAATCCTGTAACTCCTAATGCTCCTGAAACCGTAACATCATTATTAAAAGTTTTATTCCCTCCAAATGTTTGAGTAGTTGCACTTACAACACCACTTGCTGAACTTGTAGCAGCATTTACGCTTATTGCAGGAGTTGTGCCGCCAGATGATACAATTGGTGCTGTGCCTGTAACACTAGTTACAGTACCATTGCCATTGCCTGTTCCTGCACCTATGGCTGTTCTAAAAGTTGCAGCATCTAAAGCACTAACTGTATTATCAGCATTAAATCTTGGAAATGTAATTGCTGATGGATTAGTTAAAGTAAACATATTTTGACCAACTGTTGAACCACCTAAATCAGTGCGCATTCCATCAGCTGCTCTTTGGCTAACCGTGTTATCAGCATTATATCTTAAAAAAGATATAGCACCTATATCTGATAAAGTAAAGGTGTTAGCACCTCGCACAGTTGCGCCTAATGCAGTCCTTGCAGCCGATGCTGATGTAGCACCTGTACCACCATTGGCAATTGCTAATGTGCCAGCCAATGTCACTGCGCCAGATGTAGCAGAGGATGGAGTAAAGCCAGTAGTACCTGCTGAAAAAGTGGTCACACCAGTTGAGGATGTAAGATAAGTTGAAGCGTCTACACTTCCATCAGCTTTTAAAAATTGTGAAGATGTACCACCAGATTTAATTATTGAATTACCTGTAATATTACCAGCAAATGTAGAATTGCTTCCAAAATAATTTGTCCCAGTGCCAGTTTGATAAATACCGTAATCACCTCCTGAAGCAGTTGATACATATAGACCGTAATGATTACCTCCAACGGTTGATGTATTTGTAAAATAACCAGCATAAGTTGAGCCAAGAGTTCCACTTCCTGACGCTGCTGCCTCACCAAATACACCGTAAGCTATTCCAATACCATTTACATCACTTTGGGTTACTTTACCTTTTAATGAAATTGCAGTTGCGGCATTTGTTGATGTTTCCGAAATAATTCCGTAAGAATTTTGTTGATTTGTATTTACAAATAAATTTAATCCTGTAACATTTTGTGAGGCAGGTATTCCAGAAAAAGTATAATTTATATTTAAAAGTGTATCAGTAAAATTATTATCACTACTACTTTTTCTAATATCTAAAAATGATGTTGGACTACCAGTTCCTAAACCAATATTTCCATTATCAAATAATGATGAATTTCCTAATGTACTTGTTCCTGTAAATTTTGGTAAATAATTTGTTGTACCTGACAACAATGGCTGATATGTCGAAGCTGCAACACCTGACCTTAAATAATTTGTAAGCATGGAAGCCGTGTCACTTACCAAGAGTGATGCAGTTGTGTCTCTCCAAATACCTTCACTACTTTTATAATACAAACTTGCACTACTTGCAGGAGATGTAATTAACACATCATGCAATTCATCTAATTCTAAACCATTTTTTATTTTAACAAATAATTCTCCTGAACCAGAATTAGTTTTTACACAAACACCAATATATACACCGTGATTAGGTGCTTGTGGCTTGGTGGATGTTAATCCTCCTGCAACTGTTGGAGATAAGTAAACCGCAGAATCTTCTGTTAATCCTGATGTGTTTATTCCGGTAATTAATCCTTCTGTAATAACATAGCCACTTGCATTGTCTGCTATACTTTCAGCCACTATACCAAATGTATTTGCCGATGTTGGATCGCTTGTTGCAAGTGCCTTGGCTGCCGTTATTCTGTTTCCCTGGCTACCTGACAAATAAACTGCAGTACCCTTAGATAATGTTGAGCCAGTAACATTGCTTACTCTTTGATGTAGTTGCTGCCCTATTATATTGGTCACATTGCCACCTTTTAAGCCTTGAATCAAAGAGCCTTGCGAATCATTGTATTCTACTTCACCTACTCCCACAGTGCCATCCTTTGCCGTATTAAAGGTAATAGAATCAAATGGCATTGTTGCACCTTGAATAATTACCGTGTCTGAATTATTAAACTTCCATCCTCCTTTAGTCTTAATGTAACTAAATAAGACATTGTTTACTGTATCAAATAAATGATAAGCATTATTAATAGTAGAAGGTTTTAATGCTGTTGTATCGCTTGACCTTCCTCTAAAAACCAATCCATCTCCAGTTGTTTGGTAACCAAGTCTTTGTTTATTGCCTGTCGCTGGATACTGGGCAAAGGCAAAGGTGCAGGAAAGGAGGAGGAGAAAGGATAGCGTTTCTCTTTTCTTTGGAATCTTAATTTTGTTTATCATTTTACCTATGTATTTTCTTCCTAAACCAAGTACAAGTTCTTGCGCTAAAACACCAGCAATTCGACCAATGGATTTTAAAAACTTTTTTTCTTTCTTAGGTGCTTGTATTTCCATTAGTTTATAATTATTGCAAAAATTATATAATTTGCGCCATCGTAATGCGTATTACTATCTATTGTAATTGTGCTTGGTTGAGTAATAGTATATTGAGATGCAATTAATTTCTGCCCATTTTGGTAAACCTGTATAGATGCATCGGTATTTGTTGTTGGCAGCACACCGTTATTTTTTGTGTAGGTAAGAACATTGGAGGATGTAGCTAGAAATTCCTCTGAAAATATATTAATCAAGGACCCTGTAACTGTCACATTATTTATTGTTTCTGTGACATTATTATTAACCACACCACCGCTGCCTGCATTGTTTGCTACCTGGGCATAGTCGCGAGGCTTTGATATAACTGTACGTTCTGTAAAACTAGGCATGATCATCAATTTTAAAATAATCACCTCTCCATATATCATATAAACCTCTTTCAAAAACATAGTAGCCAGAGGAATATTCAATGACTTTGTGAGGCAGATAAACATTGTCAATGGATAGATTTTGGAAAGGCATATCAATCATTCTTGGCAGAGGTCTTAATTGTCCCTTTATTACTTCGTTAACAAGAAGCTGCGTAACTGTGTTGAAGCCTTGACCTGAAGATACATCCCATGTATTACTTAACTTAAATGTACCCGCATCCTCTTTAACCTTTAATGCTCCATTTGTAGTTGCCGATATGCCATCGCCCAGGTAGGTATCTAAATCAAATACTACAGAAGATTTCTCATCATTATCTGAACCATATTCTTTTATATCTGCCTGCCCTCCTATACTTCCATCTGGAAGAAATTCTAAATAATTATTCATTATTGTATAAGATAATGCATAACCATTTATAATATTAGTACCTGCCTCATTTCGCATTTCTTTTAAACGCATTGACCAAACATATTCACCAGTTTCCGGAATATTTAATGTGTCAAAAGAAATTGTTTTATTAACTACAAAAGCAAGATCATTATATACAGTTTCTACATTAAATTCATATTCTGAAGCTGATGTTTCCCAACTTGCTGCGTCAAGTTGAAAATTAAATCCTGTTGTATAATTCACCAGTCTTTTTAAATAATAATTTTCTTGCTTAACTTCTAATGCAGTTATTTTTCCAGTAAAGGCTGGAGATGTAATGCTATCTAATTTTAATGTATTTGTATTTGTTGATTCAATGATATATTCATAATCGCCAGATTCCATTATAGTTTTTGTTACTCCTCCTAAACGCAACCTTAATTGACCTGTATTATCTAACTTAACTTTTATTTTAACATAATATTTTCTATTAGCAGTAACAGTAAAAGTTGTGTAATATGCCTCTGTCGCAGCCAATGTTCCTTCCAATATCCCATCAGCAATTAGCCATCCACTGCCTAATGTCCAGTTAGCACTTGCAAAGCCTTGCAATGGGAAAGAGTTTACTATGGATGCTAATTTAACGGCAAATACAAGTTGATATGGAGCAAAATTAGCAGGTGTTAAAGCTGATGCATAAAAGTTTAATATACCGGTATAACTTAACCTGGCATCTACATTTGTGCTATCTAATGTTGGAGTTATAACTTGCTCTGGTGTAGCATTTGTTGCATAGCTGTATTCTTTACCAGCCAATAAATTCTGCTTGCCAAAGTAATTATAACGTACTACGACATTTTTAAGTGGAGGATAATATGACCATCTGCCACCGCTTAAACGCATTAATTTACTATTGGCTAAATCATTTTGCCGATTTAAAGTAGTAAAATCTAAATTAAATGTACCACTACTCTGAATGCCAAAACCATTATATTTAAAATATCTATGATTCTTTGGATTTAAATACTCGTTAACTTGAATAAACCAATATTGATTTCCACTAAATAAAAGCCTTGCTCCAAATGTCTGGCATATTTTCTTTAAAACATCGTAGCAACTTTGATAGGTATAATTATTCTTTGTATCTCTGTGATAAAATGCTCTGTGGCTTATAACTGTGCGAAGAGCAAAATCATTGTTTGCGGAATAAGTAATACTATTTTCATGCCAATTAAAAACTGTATGTAATATTGGCAAGCTATTAGCCACTAAGTTTTCCTGGACAAAATCCAATTGATTTAAACAATTACAAATATGCTGCACAACTGTATCCTGTCCAAGATAAGGACCTACCTCACTTTTATATAACAATGTCTTTAACCAGGCTAAGCCATCTACCGCTTCTATCTGTGCGTTAAAACCTACATCAGTAGTTACGTCTTCAAATTCAACTAAATCTGTAACTATGTAACCATACCATTTAAAACCTACTGTTGTATTATCATCCTCATAACTAGTAAGCTCCATGCTAAACCTACCCTCAACCGCAAATCCGATGTCATTGAGCAAAGTTTGTAAGCCAGCCGTATTAATTATTAAATTTAATCTGCAGCGTGATCCGATAATAGGAGAAAATCGCTCCATGCCTTGGCTGCTTTCTGAATCGTATTGAATCTGAATATTAACGGTATCAAATGTGCCAGTCTGCCCAGAGAAGGTTGTATCCTTTATTGCTAAAGTTATCTTCCTTCCCTTCTCATTGTAAACAGTCGTTTGATACCTTACAGCCATTACTGAACTCTATTTAATGTCTTTTGCGACCTATTTAATAATATAATTAAATCATTGCCACTTATCCTGGTCTCCAATGTTCCACCCATGCCTCCAACATCGCTAAGCATATTTTTTAATTTAGAAAGTGGAGCAATTACCTCTGGATCAACTCGTGCATTTCTATTATCTCCAACCGTTGCCATAGTAGGGCCAAAGGCTAAGCCTCCTTCTGCAAGTTTGGGAGCAGCAAGGCTATTTTTAACTAATGTACCTAAGGCAACTAATGCTATACCTCCAGCAATGGCAATTGCAGGATTTAAAGATTTAAGAGCTGTTTTTATACCTAATGCCGCAATACCAACTTGTATTGCTAATTTACCAAAACTTATAACTGCTTCTGCTACTGGTAATAAAAATGATTTTATATTAAATCCTGCACCGCTTAATGAATTTGCTAATTGTTCTCCAAATCCTACGGCTAAATCATTTAACGCACCTTCTATTATATTTTTTAATCCATTATTTAAATCCTCAATTCCTTTTTTTAAACGTTCAATTTTACCATCTGTATATTGTATTGCATTGCCTGCTGCTATCTGAGCATCTTTAAATGCATTTGTAGTATCTTTTAATCTTTCTGTTTC